CATACTCCACATCGAACGTATAGTCTTCGTCGCCGGTCGTTTGATCGGCAGCCACTTCGACGGTAAACACCACGCCCATCGGTTCCCCCACCCCAATGGAGCGATCCACACCGAGATCAATAACGTTTGCGCCGACGGCATCGGCCGTCACCGCCTGTGAATCCGAGAACAGGTTTTGTAGATCGAGAATCATAGTCGTCTCCTTTATCTGTGCAAAAGGGATCTTGCCACAATCATCGCGCGCTTAGACTACTTGTGCTTCGGTCTCCAAGAGCGTGTCCATCAACAGAATTTCCACCCCACGGAAAAAGTTCCGGGGCACCCCATCGACGTTTTCGAACGTGAGCCCGCCGCCAGATCCCACATCATCCCGGCGTTGAATGTCCAGCATCTCCAGACAGGTCCGATTCATCAAGAACCGTTGCGTGACGAGCCGAGGGAACGGGATCCGGTGCATGGCCCGAATCATCAGCTCGACCAAGTCCGCCGCCGCAGATTTCGCCACCAAGTTGCTGATATCGATATTGGCGATGCGAATCGCATACCGCCAATCCGCCACACACAGCCCCGCTTTCCACTGCCAGTGATCCATCCAGGCACGGAAGCGGTTGTTGTTCGCGTCGAAGGCGTCCTGCAACCCCAAGTCTTCATGGACCAACCCCGCTACGCTGCCCTTGGGGAAGGTGCCGTTGATCCCCGCTTCCCCCAGTCCCACCAACCAGACGGAACTGTTGTCCGATCCCGTCCCAGCCCCGCTTAACACATGCGAGGCATTCGCCGCGCCCGCAATCGCACTGTAGCGTGGCGCCAGCCCGGTAAACTCTTCCGGGGCGAGTCCCGCATTCCCGTAGATGAAGGTCTGCGCCATCTCCTGATTCATCGCCTCCATCGCAGGCCGTGATTCCGACAGCCGAAACTCCGCCGTGTTGCCGTTCAATGCGGCCAAGTCTTTATCGAGCTGGCCTCGCGCATGCAGCATGCCGCACTGATCGGTCACTTGGGCCGTCAGTGATTTCCCGGTCGGCGTCCCTTGATTGATGATGCGCCAATAGACGGGCGGGAGCCCGACGCGCTGATTGTATTGATGCCCTGTCGGCAAGTTACCTTCGTAAAACGGCATGGCCGTCAGCAGATCGTTGGTCTGATTGAGGAGTTCCACAATCGTCGCGATCTTGCCATCTGGACCGAGCCGCTTCGCCCAATCGAGTAAACTCAGTACAGTTGCGTTAATCGTTGTCATGGATCAGTCTCCTTTATTTCGAGAGGTCATTCATCGTTTTCCCATAGAGCACCTGCGCGGCACTTTGGGATTCGGTCCCTCCTGCGCCGCCACCCATCACCAACTTGTCGTCTTTCATGGCTTGCCCAATACGGGCAAACATCTTGACCAGCAGGGGGTGATTCCCCCAGCCCGTCTGATTCAACACCGCGCGCTCTTCATTGGTCAGGAATCGATCGGCGGCCCGTTTCACTTCTTCTACGGTCGTGAGATATTTCTCTCCGCCATAGACGTGGTCCGCTTTCACGTCCTCCACCCACTGCTTCGTCGCCAGCGTTTTGAAGGCTTCGGCATGCGCCGCCTTCTGCTGGACCCGATCCGCCGCCACTTCCGCATTCGCGTGATCCAAGGTCTTCTGTGCCACTTCAGGAGACAGACCAGCGGCTTTCGCAAAAGCCGTAGTCCGCTCAATGGCCGCAGCCTCGATCACGGCGTCTTTCGGGAGTGCCAGCTCGAACTTCACCTCCGCCGGTGGCACCACAGGGGGTGTGACAACGGGAGGTTTCTGCGCAGCAGCCGCTGCCGCTGCATCCGCTGCCGCTTGCGCAGCGTGATCTGGAGGGGCCACGACCGGTGGCACCACGGGCGGTGTGACCGGAGGCGTGACCACGGGGGGAATGACTACGGGAGGCGTTTCAGTCGCCATCATCGGTCTCCTTGGTATCAGGTTCGGTTCGGACGTGATTTTCTTTCGGTGCCGCGAACGCCTCGTCGAGGTCGTGCGCTTCTTTTGCCATCCGGTGATACAAGGTTGGATCCAGGACTTGCATCGCCACCATCAGCGCCAAGCCGATCCCGCGCCGACCCTCGTTAAACGCCGTGCTCTGCGCATCACCGTACTGATACGACAACCGGAACACGCCGCAGTCGCTCAGGATCTTCCATACAAAGCGCCGGCCTTGTAGGGTCGACAGCACCTGGGTCAGATCATCACGCTCCCGGTCCAGCGTCAGCTTGTCCGCCTGCCGCGCATGCTTGACCTGCTTCGGGTCTGCGGCGTTCTTGACCAGCATGTGGTCCATGCTAGTACTTCGGTTTCCGTTTCTTGGTCTTCTTCATCAGGCTCCTGCTAAAACTCTCGACAAAGCGTTATCCGTCGATAGATCGCTTTGGGCCATGTTTTTTGCCGCATCGGCCAATACCGGTAACGCACCCATGATCTGCTCTCGGCGCTGGGCCTCCGCCTTCTGCTGCCGAATGGTGGCCGTCTGCTCATCGGTCAACAGGATTTTGGCCGAGACCCCCATCATGTCCGCATACTCCTCGACCGCTTCATCGGCGTTGATCTTCTCCAACGCTGACGGGAATGCGGCCGCGAGCCCCCCAACAAACCCAAAGAACCGCTCGGTCCCTGCCACGCCCACCAGTTTCTGAGCCTTCGCCATGATCGATTCATAATCCACACGCAATTCCATGCCCGCCAACTCTTCCGGTGGCTCTGGCACCATGCCCAGAAACTGCAGGCGATCAAATTCAATATCGGTGAGCGGATCAAGGAGCTCATCATTCGTGCCCTCAAGCACCGGTCCCAGCGCCAAGAGCTTCTCCTCGTGTCGCTCCGCGATTTCCGCTTCAATCCGTGGTTGAATCCCCTCCATCTGCGCCAGCATGAGGAATAAGTCCTCATAGAATGCTCGTGAGATCCGGGACTCTTTCAATTGAATGTCGTTGCTGACATCAGCAATCTGCATCGTGACTTCGTGGATCGGCGACAGCCCGTTCTTCCCGTCGCGTTCGTCGACGAGCGTGATATCGCCGGCCAAGAGAGACACCTTTTGATTCCGCAGTTGTGGCGGCCCCTTCAACGCCGGATTCAATTGCTTCTCGATCGCCCGGCTCTTCCGCTTCTCCAACACCTGGACTTCTTTGGTCGTGCCCAGCGCGTCCATGCCTGGGCAGCTAGTCCCGTAAACGTCCTCGCCTGTCACTTCCCACCGTGGTGCAAGAATGAGAAACCGATTCATCCCCGACTCGCGCAGGAACCCCTCGGCAGGGCCTGCCGAGTACCCGCCCTGCCCATTCCCACTGACACTTCCAGCTGATTCAAAATAGCACGAGGAGAAGCGTTTGTACTTCGCCTCAAGCCGTCGTGGGTTGTACTCGACATTGGGATAGATCACATGACTGAGACTCACGGGCTGTTCGTACTGGCTATGGTCCCAAGCATGCTTGATGGCGGGGCTAAAGTTGTCCCATTGCGCCGCCCCCGACGTCGTGAGCGAGCCGAACATCATCACGACCTGGCGCACGGTCAATTGAAACTCGCGCAGAAAGGTGTCGACCACATTGCGTTGATTGCAGGCGAGCCAATAGGAGCCGAGAGGAAAATTGAAGCAGCGCATCCCATCGTCATCATCCTCGAACACCCCCATCGCCGCCGTGCCAAAGACCCCCATATCCCCGAACACCGTCGGGAGGGCATTGTAGAGATTGCTGCGTATGTCGAGGGTGCGCATGTTTTTATTGACGTGTTCCAGCCAGACCTTGACACGCCCGTATTCAGCTAGGTCTGGATCGGGCGTCGTGAGTCGGCGCCAGGGGCGAGCCGGTGAGGTAATGCCCGCAAACATGCCCGAGCGGAGCGTCCGCGCCGCGAGCATCCCAGACTCGTTGATGATTTTGCCATGTCGTTTGTCCCCACGGTTCTTATCCTGCACGAAGAACCGCGTGCGCCTCGGGGCAAAGTGTTCCCCAAGCTCGCGCCAGTGCGCCTCATAGGAGTAACGGTCGTTCTTCAATTGCGCGGCCAGTTTGTTGAGCCGCTGGCGTTTAGTTTCCTCAGACATCGCGTGACTCACATGCCCAACAAGGTTTTTTGTTCACCCGGCCCCGACCCACCGAGTCCGCCTGGACTCGTAAGGATCGTCGAACTCCGGCCCATGTCCTGATAGTCTTTTTTCCGTCGAGCGGCAGCCAGGCGCGCGTCTTTCTTGCGTTCCGCATCGGTC